GAATGCTGTGCTCCAGGAGATGAGGCGTCACAAGGCCCGCACGCAAGATGGGCGCTCGGCCTCACGCCGCGCGGCCCAAGACCAAGCCCGCGAGCAGCGCCGGCGCGAGCAGGAAGAGCGGGCAGCAGAGTTGCGGGCCGCATTTCCTATCGGATCAATCGTCGAGGCGGAGCAAAGCTACCGCCTGCGCAAGCAGAATCCCGACATTGTGATTCTGCATGACCATACCGGGCGCCCAGGCCCTTACGCGCGTCTCATTTCTGGCCCGCTTAGTGAAAACTGGGACGGGCGCGTGAGAATTGTGTCACACCGCCGTGGCCGCCATGGACGCAAAAAATTCGAGCTAGAAGTTGAAGATTAAAGGAGAGAATTGGGTCGCGTCGCCATACGCGCCAGCGGCAGTTTCAACATCCAATCCTCGGATGGATGTGTTCAGGGTATCCATCACCGTTTCTGCACGTTGATACAGCGTGCGGACGGGTATGGGTATTCGTTGGCAAAGATAGCATCAACACAAGGAGGAGCGGGAACAGGGGCGGCTTGTGCCGCCGCGCTATCCCTCCCCGGCCTGAACGCCGGGGTCTCTCGCGCAAACTGATGAAACAGATACTCGCCACACATTACACCCAGACCGGCTATTACGAATTGGCAGAAGTAAGTAACGTAAATTTCAAGCGATTCATGCTATCGAGGATCGAGCATACAAAAGAAATTCGTTACTGTTGGATTATCCGCAAAGAAGCGCGGCGTTTTTTTGATGAAGCCGGTTATCAGATCGGTGACAGGCCGTAAAGAACAGATTGCTGGCTTAATCGTTTTTCAAGTAACAGGAGAGAAAACATGATCAGACTCGACGACCAGATCACCATACGTGACGTGTACATGATACTCGCACAGTTTGATTGCAAGCTGCACCGTGAAGGCACTGATTACGTCATCCAGTATGCCACCCCTCGTCAATCCCACAGCTTAGAAAAAGCGGAATCCAGTTATGATCCAGATGCGGCAAAGAACATTAAAGCGCGGTGATACCGCGTGTTGGCCTGTGGAGGCGCGTTGCAGTCAGGCCGGCCTGTGAAGCAGGAACCTGTGGGATGCCGTGAGGCAATACCACCCACCGGCCCGACCGGGCCAGCTGGAATCTCCGTCCTTACGGCAAAGTAAACTCAAGCGTTATGCGGGCATGCACTCTTGCGGGTACAGCAGTACATGGTTTCGCCTGTCGTCATCGTGCGGATACGCTGCTCAAGCTGTTCTATTCTATCGGCGGCCTCATCACCGATAGAAAAATCATCGTGCTCAAAACGAGCCATCGCACGCAATCGCATAACAAGCGGGTCAACAGCGACCGTAGAAAGCGGCTCAGTTTTGTCGTTCATATCTGGCTCCTGTGCGCCGCTTTCTACGACGCGTTACCCTTGTCGTTAGCTAACCAAAACATAAATATTATCTGTTAAAATGTACCGCCCATATCAGATGTCTGGAGATAAGCGTTTTAATTGCTGTGTAATCTCAATATCTCCTATAAATTCAGCCTCTTTAATCGCTTCGTCCATAGAGTCTTTAATAATCCACCCTGTAGGTACTCCATCTGTGTTCGGTGATAGTTTCTCTACTTTTACAATACAAATCATTGTCGCTCACTTCCGCTTATGCGCGGCGTTATATTGCTAACCTGCCTTGTGCCTGTGCCGCGTCTATTCGCTCACAAGCAATGTCAAAAAACCTTCTTTCTCGTTCAATGCCGATAAATTGTCGTTCTAGATTCATTGCTGCCACTCCGGTTGTCCTGCTGCCCATAAACGGGTCACATATTGTTATTACATCGTCAGGTGCTTGAGTAATTGCCCATTCCATTATTCCAGTAGGTTTTTGCGTTGGGTGAACCATATCTTCTTTGTTTTTCATGTTTTCTTGCAGCATTCCGTTCCATCTCCATTTTTTTAGACGACTGTCGTGTCGTCATAAGGACGCTATCTGCATAAGCTCATCTGATACTTTTTCTGTGGTCCCTTTGATTGCAGAAACGCGGTAATAATAGGTAGCACCTGGGACGACTGTCGTGTCGTCATAAGTAAGCAATGAACCAGCTAACATAGTAACCAACGGCCCAGGCAAATTGTTTGGGTCCATCGTGGCAGTAGCACGGTATACACTGAAGGAATCAGGGACAACCCCGTCATGCTGCCAATTTAATGTGATTTTGCTCATTGTTTCTCTTTATGGTGTGTACGTTGCTGATAGCCCATAAGGCGCGAGCAGTATCCCAACGTCCACTCTTGAAGATTGATAACTCTGATAGCCGTCCCTAACCGAACTTATTCTAATAGATACTGAAACAGCAGATGCGGTTGGTGGATCTGTAGCAAAATCCAGTGTGTCCGTAGTCCCTGTTATGCCAGAATTAGAATAAAATAAGGTCTCTGCTCCAGCACTGTCCACCCCATAAGCATAAACCGTGTATGTGGTCCCAGCCTCTGGACCTATGTCACCCGCATCCTGCGCAGTAAAATCAGCGGTCTGCAACAGCCTGTCCCGATGAGCCCATGTGATGACAAAGGGACTGACGCCATATGCCGGGTAAGCTGTCCCATTGACTTTGACATTGCCCGGCGGATAAGGCCGCTGGTAGCGGGTGGCCATGGTGATGGGTAGGGCTGCTGCGCTGGTGACGTCAAGAACGCCTAAGCTGGTGGCCGGCAGGAGTTTTACATCGATCGTTTCCGCATTGGCACGCTCTGTCATATCAAACCCCTGCACGCCATCACAGAACCATATGCGCTCACCATCCACATGATCCACAGGCACGGTATCCAGTACGCCATGGTCAATGGTCACAGTGCTGGCACCGGTATCGATGGCCCGCACAGCGACACACTCAGCACCGATATAGGCATACGTATCAATCACCACTTGATTAAGATCAAGCCCGCTCTTTATGCTGACCATCCGCCCCGTAAGGGCCGCGCCATCAATGGGTAAGGGGCCGTCCAGCTGCGCCGTCGGGCAAAAGTGGCCCGTGCCTGTCTGCGCATACGCTGCGGCGCCTATGCGAGTATCGATCTGGTAATTGTAGCTGTCACCGCTTGCGCGCACCGCCTGTGTGGATATCAGCCCGAAATCTACGGCGAATTGCGCTATATCAGCGGCAGATACATTATGCTGCACATCCCAGTAGGATGCTTCGATCACCTGCTCGTATGCGGCGGGTACTGGCGGGGTGTTGGGTGATGTCCATCCACTCGCTTGTGGCGATACATAGCTGCTGGCATCCAGCGAGAACACATCCTCGATGGCATCGATGCTGATGGACCCGTCCGTGAGTTCGCCTCTGTCGATTTCAACCGCCCGGAAGACTGCCTCTGATATGCCTAGCCGATTATTTGAGTACCGGAAGACTTCCCCTCGAGTGAGCGAGTACGCCTGGCGATTTGCGTTTATCTTGAGGTGAGCCATGGGCGCAGACTTTACGCGCAGATCACGCTGAGCGACGCGGCCTGCCATCGTGGCGTTCGGTATGCCGGGATAATTATGCGTTTCAGCCACGACATTGCCGCCCTGAATCTGGATATTGCCAATATCCTGTATAGTCACCGGTATGTTGTTTCCGGTGTCTCTATCTCGATATACCGCGGTTATTTCGTTTACTGTTTCACCCCAACCACGCCGCTCGAATTCGCCCAGCTCGCTGTTGGATTCATCAATGAGTAGCAAGGCTGCAGGATCATAACCTCCTCGGATCAGGTTGATGACGATCTTTCCTGTACTGATGTCGGTATCCACCACAGCATCGATGTGGTCGTTAATCTGCTGGATGAATGACTCAATAGTTACGGATTCACTCCACTTCAGCGACAGTCCAAACCCCTCGCTATATAGAGTATCTGCGGCTGCGGTAAAGCTCGCATCATCAATCAATGACGTGGGGTAACCCATGCCCCATTGATAATTCGTTAGGCACTCACGGATGATGTGTACTGGGTTCAGGTCTCCGCCGTTGATGTTGGCCTTGGCATCATACCATTGAGGTGTGAAATCGGTCTGGATATCGGTACGCTTGACCTTGATCGACGGGTTCTTTATGTAAGGACTATTGCCCCAGTAAAAATCTTTGAATACAAGGCTTAATACACCACGAAACGCAGGGATAACTGAACCCAACTGGCTCATTAGATAGGTGTTTTTTGCCTGGGCCTGACCACCCATTAAGACGTCAATGTTGCCTGATACGCCTCCTTCGCCGTCATCACCTCCGAACAGGCCTGGTGAATTGACGGTGATTGTGCCCGTGTTTGCGCTGCCCGTCCAACAATTGCGGTCGCCGATCTTGATCTCCTGGATCTCATCTACCGGGTAGCATAGCGCCAGATGAGCACCGAGATAATAGCGGTATCCTACCGTGATATCGGACTTCAGAAAACCTCCGCTTTTCTTGATAGGATAGGAACTCAACCCACCATACCATACCGTGTTTGGATCTTTAATAAGGACAGTGCCGAACACTACCGGAATACTGCGAGAAGAATCAGCCGTCGGAACTTGGAAATCACCAAGGGATGCAGGTGATGGCTCTTCTGGCTTCGGCTGCAGCAGATAGCTGAGGATCGTGGTGCCAATCCAAAGGACGAAACTCCACATCAGAATAGCCTCATCCCGTTAAATGGGTTGATGTCTGGCCGGTAGGGCCATCCGCCGTAATTGTCTGAATTGGCGAATTTGGTATCGCATTCGCTCAGTGTGTGATTGCACCCTGGATAGATGTCCACGGAATCACCGACAGATAGACCATGCACAGGGAATGTGAGCGTCAGCAAAGAGGCGACATGGGCACTGATCATGCGGTAGTCAATCACCCCTGCGCTGGTCTGCCAGTAGACGAACCCCCCGTCGTAATATCCATCCGCCTGGCCACCTGCTGCCGCTACGGTTATCTGGCTGCCGGAAATTGCTGCTACCGTGCCGGTGGTTTTGTAGCTGAGTTGAATCACATTGCAGCCTGGCCCATAAAGTACATGTGGACACCCCATGTTATATTTTCGCCGCAGACCAAGGCGCTTGACGCTGGTGGCGATGGATTCGCTGCGTAGAGTGGTGGTCAGGCCAGTACAGCTCATAGACAGGATGCGCCCCATCCAGATGATGGCTACCGAACCGTCGCTGCGGTGCATCTTGAAAATAGTTATAGAGACCACATCGCCGGGAGGCTGCTGCTGGAATAACTGCGCGACTGGATTGTCTCTTGTCACCTGGATGTCCAGGCCCGATTTGTTCAGCTCGGCACTGGCTGAAATGGCGCCCCTGCTGATTGCGATCGGTGCATAGGTCTGGCTGTTGTAGGTGATGGATGCATCCGCAGAGGTGTAGCGCCAAGTGGTTACTCCGCTGCGAAATTCATACAACTCTACCGGGTTGCCGTCGTGGCTACTGATTTCTAATGCATCAAACGTCATCGTTCAGTCCGCGGAAATAGTGCCTGCATTCCATCACTCCTGCACTGCGCCATTGCATCTCAATGGCATCAGACTCGATCCTGCATATCTGTAGCCATGAGATCATCTGCACATCGGCGCTGTTGACCGCCTGCCCGATGGCGCTATCTAGCGTAAGCTGCTCAGTCTGGCTGTCCACTTCAAGACTGGCGATAATGCGCCGGTAATAGACCGTCCCATCTATCAGCCTGATCGCAATATCCCGCCGCCCTATGGCCTGCTGGATGTGCTGCGCATATCCGACATTCTGCACCCGGATGAAGTCATCAGTAATCTGCACATCCTGCGTAAGCACTAGATCAACCTGGTAGGTCTGCACCCAGATTGGCGTAAGTTTGCCTGCACGTGCATGCAGCCATTGGCGGAACGCCTGGATGTTGGCTCTGCCTGATCGTGTCCATAGGTAATCCTGCACCGTAACCGGCCGGCCACTTAGGTCATCTACGGCGCGCACGCCTGTGGCATTATCGAACTGCTGCAGCTTGCGCCTGTATGCACCGCTGATGTTGTCGCGCCAGTTTGGCCGTACCTCGAGCAGCGGTAATCCCCGGTAGGTGGTCGCGCTGAACTCTGCTGCAGTAATGGCGCTATTGTACTGGATGTCAAACCGCACCTGGGCATTTTCCAGTGATGCGGTATATAGCGAGAGATCCTGACTGTCTTGTAGCCTGCCAATGCGTGCCGGGTAGATTCGCGTGCCTGCCGGCCAGGCGTTCTTGATTGGACGCGCCAAAGTGACACTGGCAGATGATACCGTGCCTATCTCCACGACCTCATGTGTTGATGAATCACCCATCACTACCGCCAGGCCTCCGTCATGATAGTCCATGTCATCAGTCGCCAGGCTGAGCAGGCTATCACCTTTTGCCGCGGCACTCGTCAGCCGCCCTATGTCAGTCCATATTGGCACAGCGAAGGCATGCGCCTGCCAATCCCATAGCAGGGTTTCCAGTCGGCGTTTCTCTGTCTGCGATGCTGTTATCAAATATTCAAAGGCCCGGCGAGGCGCGGCCCGCAGTGAAATGCGCTGCTCTGTGCCATCGTCTGACTCGATTACATCTGTCAGCCACTCCAGCCGCTCAGTGAGCGGTTGTGTCCAGTTCGGCCCGTATGGCCAGACAATGACGCGGGTTCCTGTGACATCCAGCACCGGTGATTCAGAGGGGAAATTGAACATGAAGCCTGCATCGATCGTGTCCGGCCCACTAGTGGAAACGCTCAGTTGGTAGATGCGTGATTCTAGTGGGCCAAAGGTCGTTGGAGCCGAAAATGGTCCGGTTAGATTCAGGCCTGTAGCGCCAGTCGATGCAATATCGGTCAGCAGTTGATTGGATTCGTGGGCGTTCCAGACCTCGACAGTGCGCACCTGATCCGAAAGCAGGTTACCCAGCGCAATCGGATTAGGAACGATGTGCACCCCGTGATAATAGTCAGCCTCGAATGATTTGATACCGAATGCATTTATTATGGCCCCAGGCGACACGCTGCCAGGTGGGCCGATGTTAATGGCTAGTCCGCTATCGTTGGCATAAACTTCGACTGCTTGGTTTGGGGTCGGGAGTGCCTGATTAAACAGGGTTAGCGGCACCCTTGGGTTGTCTGTCTGCTGCTGCAGCGGAGCGACAAGAAAGGCGTTAATCACCGCCACGATTAAATCCCGTCATAGCGTATGGCCCAGCCATAGCGCCCGGTGTAGCCATACTTAGTGAAGTACGGGAATACCATCCACTTGTTGCTGCCTAGCGTGAAGATATCGCCAGGACTGAAGTTATCAATCGGCAATTGCCTGACATGCTCCAGCACTCCCAGTATCGTCCAGTCCGAGCTGTTTTGGGTAAAAAGCCAGAATGGCGTCATTACGCCCAGCGCATTGAAAACGTTTGGTGATCTGGAGTTCAGTGGGGAAGAGTATGTGTTGGCATGCACAATTTTTGTGTCAGGTACGCCACCATTTATATACGTCCCGGATTTCAACCATATCTGCCCGTCCACTTCTGCATGCAGCATGCTGTTGGTGTTGTAATTTCCAGACTCATTATAATACCCACCAGCCTGCTCATAAAAAGGCGCATAGGATCGTGTGATTGATGCGCCTCCGATGGAGAACGTGTTGTGTTTGCCGCTGAATCCGAGATTGGCCCACGCATATGCACAGGATGCCGACGAGAATCCGCCGCCAGTCCATGTGCCGTACTTGATCACCTCACCAAGCATTATCCATTGAAACATACCTGGCTGGAACTCTATGACAAACACAATCACATCAGGTAACGTCAGGGAAAAAGCATGATAATTCATCGGCCATGACAACCCAAGCGTGGTGCCGTTTCTTCCAAGTGCCGTATATGTCTTACCTACATAGGCAAAAGCTCCTGAGTCGCCTGGCTGCGCGTCCCATGCTGACGTGCCGTTGTACCCAGTAGATGCCCTGACCCAAACCCCCGGATCGGTTTCATCGCCATCTGGGCCGACAAGCAATGACGACCGAAGATTAGCAAAACAATCACCATTATTGAGATGCAGCCGGTATCCATCACCGTCCGCCTGATACATATTCTGCGTCCATCCATTGGTGACCGCGAATGCCGCCAGTGTCCCCAGCAGATTATCAGCACTGGATACTGTTCCTGATTGATATGCCATCAGTCGAGCCTCAAAGCAAAATATGAATTGTCAGCAGTGCGGAAGGCATCTTGAAAAACAACATAGTTTTTCCCCGATGCAGTGAATGTATTCTCTGCAGCGTTCCCAAACCCTGGGATGAAAAAAAGATCCTGTAGTTCTGCATATTCATTAGGCGTCCCGTCATAAAATACTACTGGAAGTATCGGGTATTCACCTGTGAAGGTTTCACGCATGGAGGAAGAAATCGCCATGCTATATGGGTATGCTGAAAACGATGTAAGCCATGTGCCATCAATAAACCTCAGCGTTAAGTTAGACCCACGCAGGAACATCGTATGTGCACCACCAGTATCTGACCACCGAAGCCCAGGCGCGCCGTTGTACATGCCGCCTATCAGTAGAGGATAAGGATACTGCCCTGGCGTAGCGTAGGGCTTCGGGAATCCAAGAAACATAACCTGGAAGACCGTAGATACCTTAACGACTAGGGTGATATGTTGTCCATCAGCCACCAGCCAGTATGACATCGGCTGATCCCATAGCAGAATTGCTTCCTCACCGCTGGCTCCCGGCTGCGAAGCGAAAGGGTCGCCCGGCACATAGCCGATAAAGCCTCGAAAAGCCCAATTGTAGTAATCTTGCGTCGCATCTTGATAGGTGCGGATCCCGCAGTAAATGGCATCCGTGCCGGCCAGTCCCTGGCCGCGCAGGATGAGTTCGTTGTTGACTGAGCCGGTGTCATAATTTTCTGCCACCCATTCCTGACCGGCCCCCATATTCACCGTGCTGGTCACAAAGGCATGGAGCTTTGCGAGCAGATCATTGTGCCCCGTGGCAGTGCCGATTTCGTATGCCATTAGGTCAATAGCCTCTTAACTGCTTTTGCGTTTTTCTGGATGTGCATCAGCACGCTTTTCCCACCGGCGTTGCTTGCCAAATAGTTTTCATATGACTTCCGGCTATCGACCAGCGCGATACTGATCGACTGCTGGCCACCGCCATTCGCTGCGTTCCTTGGATCATTGCGCGCCAGGACTTGCTCACCGCGCTGCAATATGGCCGGGATTTCGTTTTGATTGAGTCCAGCAATCCCGCCGGCGTGATATCTGGGTGCGCCAGCAAATGCCATCGCGGGCACTTGCCTAGTTGGCCCTGTGCCTGCCATGCCGCCGGCATGCTTGATATTTGCTGCAATCGTTGCGAGAAAACCACCAAAACCGCCAGATCCTGCCGCGGCGCCACCGGCAAGCGATGAGAAAAACGATTTCAGGAGTTGCTGGCTGGCCAGCTCGGCTACCATACGCTGTACGGTAGTAGCGAAACCTCGCACCATGCCGTCCAGGCCCTTGTCGAAAGGATCAAAAAGGAAATTAGCGAACTGTGATTGCATTTCTCTCGATGCCTGGATTGCAAATTGATCAAATTGGCCCACTGCCTTTTTTGTGTGGTCTCCCATCGCATCCATCTGCTCGTTGACGTTGAGCATGGCCTCCTGAATCACATCCGCATGCTCAGGGAACAATTTCATCAATTTGTCCAGGTCTTCAAGCTGGCGGACTAAGGCGGCATTAGGATCAACAGAATCGATAACATTCTGCAGATCAGACAGCGCCTGGGTATGCTCCTTCAGGCTTTTTACGCGATCAATGGCTTTCTTTGCTGCAGCGATGTCCTTGGCGCTGGCGTGCTCTTGCTGCAAATTATAGAGTGCGATCTCACCGGATGTCTTGCCATACGTATCGGCCTCTTTTTGAAGTGAGGCTATGATGTCTTTGATCGATGTGACTCTCTGGCGCTCGGCATCGGCCAATGTTTGATATGCCTTTTTTTGATCATCGGTCGCCTTTTTCTCGGCCGTAATCTGCGCCTTTTTCTGGTCGATGGATCGGGTGGCATCCAGTAAGGATTTTTTCTGTTGGTCGCTCAGATCTTTATAGCGGCCTTTCTGCACTTCCCAGAGCGTGCGCTCATATTTTGTGGTTTCTCCAATCGCGACCTTGGCCCTCTGCATCGCCAAAAGCGCTGCGTCATACTTTTTCGCCAAACTGGCCGCTGCTATTGCCGAGCCCGTATCGGCTGGCGGATTTCCTTTACCATGACCTATATCAAGGTTGAAGGCCTGCCCTGTCGGATTATCAGATATAGGGGTTATCTTTGGTTGCTTGATATGGAGTTGCTGCAGCTTTTCCTTAATCTGCGATTCTAGCTTTGTTATTTGAGCATCTATTTCTTGCTGATCGTAAACCTTAATGATTCCATCTGGACCTAATATACGGGTTCTATTGAAAACGGTGCTTCCCTTCAAATTCTTGAAAAATTCCAGCTTAGCCTGCAGTTCTGACAAACCATTTAGCGGGCCAGAAACCATTCTAGCTGCGTCTGTTCCAATCTCGGAAACTGCATTTGTTACCTCCGAGCCAATGCGGGCCATGTATCCTACGAAAGTCACGACGCCAGATAACAGCTTGTTCAATCCTCGCGACACAGCCGGATCCTGCAGTGTTTTGGTCAACTCTTGAATCGATTCTTTAGCATCGTTAAGTCCATCCTTCTGCTCCAGGAGATCCCCGAAGGCATTTCCAAGCTGATCGAGCGATCCACCGAACGTATCGGCTGCAGCTACTGCGGCGCCGCCAAATGAAGTTTCAAGTTTGTTAAGAATTATCCGCTGAGCTTCAGCAACCTTGCCTTCATCAACCAGGCTTTTTATTAATGCTTTCTGGCTATCTGTGAACTTAATATTCGCTCTTCCAAGAGCGGTGAGTCCTTGCACAGGATCATTTAACGCCTTAGCCACTGCCAGCGCGCTGGTTCTGAGATCCTGTTTAAGGGCCACTGACATATTCAGCACGGCCTTTGTTGCGTCCTTGAAAACGCCACCTCGAATATTCGTTGCAGATAGGAGCAGATTCTGCATTTCGATGATGGCTTCATCACCGAAAGTGGTAAGCTTCTGTAACGATCCTGCAAATTTTTCGATTTGTTCGGATGACAGACCGACAACATCTTTCGTGGACTTAAGGCGGGCTTCCAACTGCCTTAATGCATTTTCCTGACGAATCGTTGCCTTGATCACTTTGGTGAAAATCAGGCCAGCTCCAAGCGCCCCAAGCACCCCACCAAGACTTCCAGCTGTTTTCTTCAGGCCATTGAATCCGGCCTTGGCCTTTTTTACAGCCAGCGCCGTTCGGTCTTCTGCCTCGAGGATATATTTTGCTTTAGCGGCTGCCACGATCGTGTCTCAGATAATATCTCAATTGTATTTTGACCTCTTTCGGCCAGCGCTTGGCGCCCACGTCATCCATGGCCTTGATCACATGGCGCTGCAGCATGACGTGGGGAATGGACGGCCCGTGCAGCTCTGTGATAGCTTCGCGCACTTTTCCTTTATATCGCCCTGATTTCATTACTCGCCGGCGTCCTATCCGGCTAAAAACCCCTCGATGACCTGACTCCATGGTCGCAAAAAAGGTATCCTTGATGGTCTTTCGCTGGCCGCCCTTGGCCTTGTATGAAATCCCTTTTCTTGTTTGTCTGGCTTTGAATTCTACGATCGGTAACCGCTTGCCAGTCGCGACAATTTCGGCCCGCTTATGTCTATAATTGGCCCGGTATTTTTTCAGGCCCTTTTTGATGGGCTTCTGGGTGAGCCCCATATCCTTGGCGATGGATCGGGCGCCGGCGCCATAGACCGGGGTCAGCGTGCGATTCAGAGCCCGCGTGATGACCTTGTCGGCCCCGCGACCGAGCCCGGCAAGCAGCCGCTCGACCTCTTTGGTATCCTCTTTGATCTGTACGGATATGGCTGACATCTATCTCTCGCTGGTCGCTAAAATATTGAGCACCGATTCAAACCCCTCTTTGCCGGACTGCGCCGCCCTTAACAGCAGCAGATGATCCAGGCGGCGTTGCCGCTCCTGCTCGTCGATGGCCGCGAGCCACCCCTTTACCTGAGCTAGGGTGTACCCTTGCCATTCTGCATGGCCTGCGGCGATGAGTCGCTGTCCGACATCGAACCATCCGCCTGACCCATCTGTCTGAGCATCGACGGCATCAGGCGTTTGACGAAAAAATCGGCGTTGACCTCCACGATAGCCATGGCGAGCACCACCAGATCATCCGCCATCAGATCGCCCACCCACTCAACGGGCTGGCGGCTGGCGATGCTGACCGCCGTGATAAGGTTCTCGCCACGCATCGACATTTCGATAATGGACTCGGCGGTCAGCTGCTCATCAAAGAGCGCTGAAATCGGCCCCATGATCGGTTTCAGCGCCCGGATGACCGGTGGGATCTCGCGCACCTTCAGGGCTGATATCTCCACCGGCTGATTCGCTATCGTTAGCGTCCGGGTCTCGCCGACGATAGTCTCCAGGTCATCACTCATCAGACTGGCACGCCGTCACGGTATAGCTGCGCACTGCCAGCAATGGTCTCGATGCTGATGGTGAGGTTCAGATCGATAGGCCCGTCCCGGCTCTTTAGCGCCATGTCGCCAGACGGGCTCAAGCGGCACTTCGGGATGTACCAATCGTCGTCCTCGCCGGATGTGTTGTCTGGATAAAAACGGATTTCGTAGGCATCAGAACCTTTATCGCTGCTTTTGACCCGAGTCCTGGTGTTAGCTACAGGGGTATAATCGACCAGAAGATTGGTGCCATTGGCGATGCCTCCACCTTTCACGATGTAGATCATGCCCTGATCCGGATACTCGATATAATCGGTCGTCACGGTGAAGGCCGGGTTAGGCACATCATCCGTTATCGACAGCGCTGTGAATCCACGAACGCCCGATCTATTGCTCGCTGATGCGCCCAGCTGATAATAGTTTCCCTGCTGTACCGCGGTAAGCGACTCATCGACAACCGGTGTGGCCGCCTGCGTGATTGTTTCTATTTCACCCATCAGAAACGTCTTCAGGTTTTCATCGGTGATATTGCGCAGCGCCAGTGTGCCGGAGTACGTGATGCCCACAGGCACATCGACCAACCTGGTTTTTACCGGGCCATCGCTGCTATCGACAGAGACGTTTTCAGAAGCGGCGTTGATAGAGAATACCGGGGTCTCACCCCGATAGATCATCCCTTGTGATTGGTCGTTGGCATCCAAGACACCGATCATCACGCGACCGGCGCCGACGACAATGTTCTGGGTTACAGTTTGTGGCATAAAAGGCATGGGTTAATCCTCCACTTTTGCGGCTTCTGCCGCGGGTTGATTGATTGGCAGCTTATATCGCCGCCGCGCGATGGGGTTCTGTTGTTTCGTTTCAGTCATTATTTTCTCATCCGTTTCCTAGCCCGGTGATTATCAAGCCCGTCTCAAATACGATGGGGAACTCGCCGTACCCAGGCTCAAGGTGCGGCCTTGGTTGTTTTCTGTATGCCATCGTCTGGTAGCCCGGCGCCGGACGCCAGCCGACCAACGCCTGCTTGATCTGGTGGATCAACTCGCCGGCCACATCCAGGGTGGTCTTCACCACCGTGCCGTCCGTCTGTAAATTCTCGACCATCAGAATTAATTCCCAGCTTTGCGTCTCCATTTGGAACGCACCATCATGCGGATCGTCCGGCGCAACAGATCCTAACGGATCGACAATAATGGAAGGCACCGGCGGGATTGTTTCAAAATCCGCAAGCTCAGAAAACGACCCAACAAACACCAGCCCCGGAACTTCCGCCATCAATCGATTAATGATCGGAGGCACACAAGCGTAAACATTGCTCATCCGGATTTCCTCAGATTGATGATCGTCCGCCCGCGGTAACTCGGCTCACGTGAGGCGATGACATACTGGCCGGTTCCGATCTCAACGGCAACCCCAGAGGAAACGTCAATCGCTGCGATGTCGTCTGTCTTAATATCGATGGCCGGCCTCGGCATCTTGCCGTCTTCCCGATAGATGGCCTTCAGTGGCTCGACAAATTTAGCAATGACAGGTACGCCTCCGATCGTCATGGGGATGCCGAACATATCCATGATCTCGTCATTGAGATTAGCGACATCATCCTGGAATGGCGTCGTCATCAGTCGATCTGCCCTATCACAAG